AATCATAGCGCCGTCGTCTTTGATTTCGATGAATGTACCCGAAGCATGATAAATGTGAATTCTACAATCACCAGGCGTGTTATCAAATTCTACGATATGACCAGCTTCAGTTGTAAATGTGTGGTTACCGAGATACTCGGATTTCTTACCACCTGGTTCCTGTTCTTTATATTCAGCCATCAATTATCCTTATCCGAATGGTGAAGTTGGAGTTACGTTTTGATCACCTGGATTTTGTTCGATTAAAGTTTTCGTTACGTCTCCACCATTAGCTTCTACAGCTGCGTCAAATGTTTCATTCATAATATCTGTTTTCGCTTGAGCTTCTGCAAGAATCTTTTCTGTTTGTTCTATTTTATCAGCTTCAGGATTTGGATATCCTGTATCTGGATATTTTAGATAATCTGCTTCCATATCGTTTTCTGGCGCAGGTTTGCCTGCAGGTAAAGTTGCTTTGAATTCATCAGGACGAGGGACAGGATAAGGAACCTTCATCTTTTTTTGACGATCATCTTTATTTTTTACAGTAGGATGTTCATTGCGTTCTTGTGCACCACGTCCGCCTAGATGCGTTGATATTTGATCGTCTTGATTAGGATGAACCGATGGATTTTGACCGATACCATTTTGTCCGCCAAATAATCTGTTCAGACTATTCATCAATCCCTGAACGAGTAGCAATTTCTGTAGAACAGACATGTTGCTGCTAGAACTTGGAGTTGTTGTAGGATATGTTCTAAGTATAGTTAGTTCTTCAGAAGAATCGTCCGAAGCTAATATCAAATTCGTATCGACATCTATAACCTGCGCTTCTACATCATACGTTCCTGGATACAGAGGAGTGCTGAAATGCAGTTTCCAAACATTAGGAGTTTTAGATTCGTCAAGACCTAAATTACCGTCGAATAGTTTATATCTGTTGTAGTTAACTATGACATGAATCGTCTGAGTTTTTGTCGTGTTACCTATCGTTTTTATACGTTCAAATTCTACTGTGCCTGTTATCGTAGGCATAGTATTAGAAGTTGATAATCTATTAACAGTAATTTTAGTCATTACTTCGTTTCTCCAGATCCTGGAGCATTAGGTTCAGCATCACTCTTTTGCTGGATATGTGGTAGAGTGCCGAACACGATAGGAACTTGCGCACCATCGCCGTCCATGAAAAATCCAACGACTTTGCTGTTCTCGACGATTCCTGTAGGCGAAGTTCCAACGCCACTGATAGAAGCAGAAGTCGTAGGAGTCATGACATAACACCAAGGCAAATCTTTCGTAGGAAGCACACCCTTATCTTCTGTGTGATGTCCTTTGATACGCACTTTAATACGACCAAGTTTCAGTTCATCCTTTTGTCCTGAGAATTGACCGGTGCCACGATCTTCAACTGTACCTATCCACCACTTGAGTCCGTCTTGACCCATTACTGTGCCAAATTGAGCCATTATGCTATGCCTCCAGTTCCACTAGGAGCAGATTTGCTATGCGAATCGCTCTTACATTCTAATACGCATTCATACTTAAAGTCTTTGTCGTCACGATAAAGAACATGTCTAACGGAAGTCAACAGATAATCACCAGAACGCTTATCGAGCGATCCTTCTTCTTGATTCGCAGGAATACTTAGCTTCACTTTGATACCGGGTTTAAACTTGATATCACCAGGAACACGAAGATTCATTACGAGATTATCTAGCTGAACAGCAGCAGATGAGTTAGCGCCGTGTTCTTGTACAGTTCTTTTCGTTTCTGCTATCTTAGGATCGCGCGCATCACGAGTCTTACTTTTCGTAGCCCCTGGTGCAATTACGAAATTGAATCGTTCGCCGCGAGCGCTTTGTTGTGGATTTGTGATAGTATTTTTGCCTGTATGTGTAGTATCACCAGCACCACTACGCTTAGAACCGCCACCTATTTTTCCAGTTGTCGGATCGTAGTAATACCAGTGGTCTGAGTCAGCACCATTGAAACTCGAGTCTATATTATCCAAATCGCTTTTCTGATCAAAAGCTATGATTTTCTTTGATGGATCTCCACCTTGCGCACCAATATTCTGAGCAGAGTATGAAAGTGCTTCGACAACAGATCCCTGTAGCATTTTGTCGATCGTACGGAAATGATATCCATCGCGATCCTGATAGTACACATAGTTCGACGCTTTGGCTTCTGCCGACTTACCTTCTTTACCAGCCCAACGAATTGCAGTCACAGGACTACGACCAGTTCCGAAATAGTTCTGTTTGCCGTCAGTTTCTTCGTTTGTTACGAGATCTTTTTTCAATGTGTTAGATCCCTTAACGTATTCATCGTGGAAATCTTTAGCCATCTCGGAAACTTTCTTTTCCTTGTAGGCCTTGACTATTTCCTTTTGATTCTGTTCGATGAACTCTTGCGGCACACATGTGATCATGTACATATCTAGATTGTCTTTCGCGCGAGTGCGATCGCCGAGTTTACCTACTTTGAAATTCATTCGAATAGGCGATCCGGATCTCCCACCAAACGAAAACGATACGTCTTCGCCGCCTTTTAATCCAGCGCTCTGATAAAAACCAGCTGCGTCGTTTAGAGTTATATTGGCTGATGCGGTTGATGAATAAATGCTCTCGTAAAACTCTAAGGAAAATACAAGATTGCGAACATCAGTTCCAGCAATCGAACAACCGTTGAGTACACCACCGCCTACATCACTGCTCATCGTACATATACACCTTCTTCAAAGATATATGGATGCTGTTCTTTAATTAATTGCGTGTAGTGAAGGTCGAGTAGGTAAATGTTTCGACGATCATCATTTAATTTGTTTTCATAATCGTATATAGATACAGCTCTACGCTCGGATGCTATCAATGTAAGATATGTCGTATAATCTACGACTAATACCTTTTCATCAAGTATTCTTTGCTGACCTTGATCAGTAATAATTTGTTTCTGCTGAGTTATCCACTCGTAATGATGAATTGTTTGATTTACATATGAAAACGTATCTTTGTCACTATTACTGACACCATATCCTTTATATTTTTGCATTATCATCAAATTAAATTGCTCATACGATAGAGGCCATTCATAATATGGATCTAGGATTTCGTTTGTCAATAATACAAGCCAGTCTAATGTGCTGTCATCATAATATCCGTCAGCAATAATATCTGGACGCTCGCCATCCTGAACGACATATTCGTCGAAGGTTACTTTGCTATTGCGTATGAAATTGGATACAGCAAAACGACGTGTAATATCAGTGACAGGAATACTCGTTTTCGTTCCTGGTATTCTATATGAAATTGTAGGATATGGTCTGAATAAAAACGACATTCGTATTCCTTGTTACTGAGAACCTGTAACGTCACCCATAGGATTAACTTGTGGCATTGTCGCTGGAGGAGGCGGATCGCGTAAGGGTGTTGCTTGAGTTCCCATGAGGGACTGTTTCGTAACAATTTCTGTTTCTAAGAATGTCAACGACAATTCTACTTCCGCCGGAGCTGGTATACCGCCGCCGTTTGCGTCGCGTATGTATGCGGGATATCCCTGACCATGATAGTTTACACGAATATCTTTACACACTGATGGTTGCAACTTGAATAGATATTCTGGATGTCTGAATTTGATTTCAAAGAACTCAGGATATTTGAAAAATAATCCACCTGCGATATATTCTGGATGAGAATAATATGTGAACATATCAATTATTTGCTTGATATCATTTGATTCTTTTCTATTCTTAGGTGATAGTTTCCAAGAAAATTGATGCTCACGGAAGTTAACACCAGTAAACAATACGATTTTGTGTGGATTAAGCGCAACACCTGCACCTACTTTAAGTAATGCTCCAGCAGCACCCTGACTAGCCCCTGGAAGCTTTGCTGCCAATGAATCAACAATACCCTTTATACCTTCTGCTGCAACACCAGCCCCAGCTCCACCCAAACCAGCAAGATTAAGACCAGCAGCAGCTTTCATTCCCATAGTATTATTATCATAGATAGCTTGATCTGAAGGTTTTAACGCCATTCCAACACCAGCTCCAAGGTCTGGTGTAGAATATTCTGGATTATAATCTGTTGATAATTGTGAAGGCATAGGAAGATAAATAGAACCGCCTAATTTAGTGTTACCTGTTAGTCCGTTTCCGAGTATAGAAGAAAGACCACCTTCAGCTAAACCTTGTGTTCGCTTTGCTGTAAATTCTATGTAATGATCATTTTCGAATAGTTCATTAGGAAATTTAATAGAAGCATCATCCCATGGTGGTGCTGAAGCGATATTTCCTAGGGCTCCAGAGCTAAGTCCACCAGCAAATTTAGCAATAGCAAGTCCGGCAGCTACACCGACACCAACACCAGCAGCAATTCTGGCGTTTCTTATTAGCTCTGCTCCTCTTGCCATTCAGTTATTCTCCCTTTACAGTAATCTATTTATATCAAATATATAGAGCTATGACTACTTACAAAGGGCGCTTTCAGCCCAAACATCCTGAGAAATATAAAGGCGATCCGACTAAGATTGTCTATCGTTCGTCGTGGGAACTTCGCTTTATGAAGTATCTTGACGAGAACTCAAACATTATTCAATGGGCATCGGAAGAACTCGCTATCCCATATAAATCACCTATCGACGGTAGATGGCATAGATATTTTCCCGATTTCCTCGTACGCATGCGCGATCGTAACGGGAATATCGTCGTTAAGATGATCGAGATCAAACCTCGCGCTCAATCAGTTCCGCCTACTCCTAGGGGAAAAGGGACTAAACCTACCAAGAAGTATTTGCAAGAAGTCGCGACATACGGAATAAATATAAAAAAGTGGGAAGCAGCTAAAGATTACTGCGAAGATCGTAAATGGGAATTCGTCGTGCTGACGGAAAAGGAACTCGGTATCTAAATGGTAAGCTACATATTCGACAGTATGCTCACGAAAGCTGCTTCGCAAGGAATTACTCCATCTACCAAGCGCGAAGCTCGCGCATGGTTCCGCAATCAAGCTAAGACGCTAACAGCTAGTCCTACTCGTCTGATTCGTAGTAATGCTCAGAGACTTACAGATAAGCCGTTGCTTGGTCGTATGTATCTGTTTCA